TATCTTGGTTATGGCATCACTTCATTAGATGACATGAGAAGAGACTATGACCTTAGGTCTAGTGACACAGCTAATACATACAGAGAAGGAGGTTCTATTCATATCTCTCCTTCAAAGAAAGGAACCTTCACAGCAGCAGCTACTAAACATGGCATGGGTGTACAGGAGTTTGCTTCTAAGGTACTTGCCCATCCAGAGAACTATAGTCCAGCTATGAGGAAGAAGGCTAACTTCGCTAGGAATTCTTCTAAGTGGCATGGACTTGGTGGTAACTTGTATGATGGGCTGACAGAGGGTAGTCAGCAGATGGATAACTCTTATAGCTACATCAAGCCTCTTAGTGAAGTTATTGTTGATAATGAAGGTAATGTAAGAGACCCTGAAGTGCCTAGTGCAAGAGGTACTATACAATTACCTGAGGTTACTGTCAGTGCTCCAGATTGGAAAGATGTGGTTGGAAGATACAGTATAGCTTCTAATGATGCTCTTAGAGTTACAGGTCTTAGACCTCAAAATACCCATTTAAATAAGCAGGCAGAAGAAGGCGCTGCCAGACATGCTGCGTGGGCTAAAGAAAATCCTGGACTTGAAGCTGCAAGTCTTATTGCTGGTGCTGCCCCACTTGCAGTAGCTGCTTATCCTGCTCTTGCAGGAACTGGAGAGCTTGCTTATCCAATATTGACTAATCCTTATGTAGATGCAGCGCTTACTTCTGCAGCTGCAGGACATGGATTGGACCATGCTATTAATGAGGGTATTGATGGTTGGGGAGATGCTGCTATGACAGCTTTGGAACTGACTCCTTTAGGCAGACTAGCTAAGCCTATGTGGAATGCTGGAAAAGGTACTATAGCAGAAATACAAGCTCTATATAATAACTATCCTATAAGAAATTATAATATAGATGCAATACTGAAATCAGATTTTTATGATAAAATATCTGAACAATATGGGAAAGAGTTTGCAGATGATTTGGCGCAAAGGCTAACTTCTAAAGAATTTAGAAAATATCTTTTCGGAGATAATCCTAGAAAAGCATATAAAGCTGGAGAGAAGCATCTTGAGCAGATGGAATTTATAGACGATGTGGAAAATGCTGGTGGGCTTTTGGGAGGTTCAGGGCAATTAGCAAGAAAAGGCACTGTAAAAAGAGAGGGACTGCTTCATGACCTTGACTTCTTTGTACCTGGTTCTATGGAAGAGCGCAGTTCTTCTGTAATTGATGCTTTAGGACTAAACAAACACAATAAACCAAGTTTAGGCGTATTAACTCCTACAGGAGTAAAACCTAAAGTTTGGAATAATGTTAGGGGCAGTATAGAAGAAGGATATATAAACCTCCCACAAGAACGAGGAAATATTACAGCAGATATGTTTATTCGTTCAGAAATGCCTACAGACAAAGAATCTACAGATGTAATCCTTAATGCAAAAAGACAATTTGGCAGACCAAAGGATTTAGCAGATATAGAGAACTTTGTTCCGTACTCTAAAGAAAATCCAATTATAGATATTGCTACAGGGGAAGGACAATGGAATCCTACATTATTTGATAGGGGAATATTTACATCTGAAGGATATCCGTTTGTCCAGTCTGTAGAAACATATCCAGGTTCTGGAGTGAGAGTACCTGCAGTTATGAATTACAAAGGTCAAATAAAAGCTTTGAACACTCCTATAAAGACAAGAACTCCACAGATAACAGCTGAGAATGCTGCTAGTATAACTCCTATTCCAAATAACAGTAGTATCAGATATGCAGGAAGTGCAAAAGAAGACTACTTAAACTCAGGATATGGATTACTAGACTATCTAAGAAATGACAAAATAAATGCCTTCTTAGAAGGAAAACCTTTCTATGAAATGGACTTAGGGCCTTTAGGAACGCGAAGGGAAAGCTTTCCATCTGATTGGACTATGACCAAAATGCCTTTCTCTAATGAATCTAAGGAGATAATAAATAATAGTGCAAAACCAAGAATTCTTGCTCAGGCAGAAAAGGATATAAGAGATGTGTATGATCCTGCAATAGATGGGCCAGATATAGAAAAATACGTTAAAGATGAATTATCCTATATCGAAAAACAATTAGATGCAAAAATAAATGAAGGATATGAATTAGGCTCGGATGCATTGTTTAAAGCACACGATGAGGGTAAAACTGCCACTAGAACTGGAGGTTTACAACTTACAAATGATGGTAGAATAGTTTTGAGAGAAGGAGAAAATCCAGAAGAATTCGCTGTGCATGAGTGGGAACATAGAAGAACTAATGGTAATATTGGAGGTGCTCATTTTGGTAATGAAAAAAGACTTTTAAGGAAGGCCTTTACAAAAGAGTTTAGAGAACTTTCGGAAACAGTTCCAGACTTTAAGGGTATGAATATGGATGATGAAATGGTAACTACTGTTTCCGATGCTAGAGAAGCCCTTATGGGTAAGACACACCTCCGTAAGACTGCTCCAGAGTTACAAAATAAAATGATTGATAAGAGTTCGGATGAAAAAATATTTAAAGCAGTTGAAAAAGCAAATGCTTATGGTTCTTTCTATATTGAAAAAATGAGAGAACTTGGTAAATTAACACCTGAACTTGCACAAAATATAAGAGAAGCTCTGAAACATGTTGGAGGATATGCAATTCCTACAGCAATAGCAGCAGGAACATTATATGGAAAGCAAGAGTAACATCCTGCTTAAAAGGAAGAAGGATATTAAATAGATATAGATGATACAGATATTAAGAAAAGAAGGGTGGGTATTGAATCCCAATGACAAGATTGTGAATGGTATTCTGAAGATGGTGGAGAAGAATGATGGTGAATGTCCTTGTGCAAATGATAGTAGAGACAAACATTGTCCATGTAGTGACTATATGGAGAAAGACCAATGTCATTGTGGACTTTATATGAAGCTACATGATTAGTACTTTTATAAGTTGTTTTCATCTATCTTCTGAATCCATTATCTTTGCATCGAGATTTAGCCTGTGAAGGTGAGATTCTTGTGCGAGGAGAATGAGAATGATGATTCAGATTCAGTTTTAGTTGTTAGTAATTGTGTTGTTTTTTATGAGTGTGTAGGCATACCCTTTTGGTATGCCTACTTTTTTGCAGTAAATTTAGTAATGCTTAGTGGTTTTCTTATAGACTTTGCACTATTTACTTTCTTTTCTAATTTTGCAGAAAATAATAAAAGATTGTTTTCATGGCATACAATGCTATTGGAGGGTTTCCCCCTCAGCAATTACCGTTTAGTAAAAAGACAAAAGCCTGGAGAAAAAAAGTGGTTGATTTCGGTGATGATCATAGCCTCCTGCACTATCATCTCACCAGGAAATCTGTGTTCTCCATGAAGATTAACTATGACCTATTGAATGGTAAGCTGCACATGGAGGACCTTAAGCTGCTCCTCAACCCATATAACATAGATGCATCTTTTATTCCAGATGCAGTACAGCACTATTCCATCATCAATTCAAAACTGGAAGTGCTTAGAGGTGAGGAGAGTAAGAGGTTGTTTGACTTTAGAGTTATTGTCACTAATCCCAATGCTATTACTGAGATTGAGGAAGAAAAGAATGCAGAGGTTAACAGGATGCTTCAAGAACTGATTGCAGATACTTCTCAGAGTGAAGAAGACTTTAATCAGGAACTGGAGAAACTATCTGACTATTTTCAATATGAATATCAGGATAAGAGGGAAGTCAGAGGTAATCTTCTTCTGAATCACTATATCAAGGAACTGGAAATACCTCAGCTGTTCAATAAAGGTTTCAGAGATGCCTATACAGTAGGCGAAGAAGCCTACCAATGTGACATTGTTGGTGGAGAACCTTATATTGAAAAGATAGACCCAATGAAGATGAGGGTTATCAGGTCAGGATACTCCAATAAGATAGAGGATGCTGATATGATTATCCTTGAAGACTATTGGAGTCCTGGCAGGGTGATAGATGTATATTGGGATCAACTTAGCAAGAAAGATGTTGAAACCATAGAGAATGCTCCAGATAATATGGGCAGTACCTATAGTGACTCTATGGATAACCTTGACCCCAGATATGGTTTTGTTCCTAATCTCAGTCTTGACTGGACAGCAGGAGACACCATGCTTGACCCATATAGTCTGTTTGACAATAATGCAGATACGACTCTTCTGCCATACGATTTGAATGGCAACATAAGGGTACTGAGAGTATACTGGAAGTCAAGGAGAAAAATCAAGAAGGTTAAAAGCTATGACCCAGAGACAGGAGAGGAACAGTTTAATTTCTATCCAGAGACCTATCATTGTAAGCCAGAGTTAGGAGAAGAAGAGCAGTCCTTCTGGATTAATGAGGCATGGGAAGGAACTAAGATTGGTCCAGACATCTATGTTAATATGAGACCTAGACCCATTCAGTATAATAAACTTAGTAACCCCTCTTACTGCCATTTTGGAATTATTGGTTCTATCTACAATGCCAATGGTGATGAGCCTTTCAGTCTGGTAGATATTATGAAGCCATACGCTTATCTCTATGATATTATTCATGACAGGCTTAACAAGACTCTTGCCAAGAATGTGGGTAAGGTTATTAGACTAGACTTTGCTAAGACTCCTAAGGGATGGGATCCAGACAAATGGCTTTACTATATTAATGTCAATGGCATAGCTGTAGAAGATAGCTTTAAGGAAGGAGAAAAGGGCAGAGCCACAGGAGTTCTTGCAGGAGGACTGAATAATGCTACTTCAGGAGTTATTGATGCTTCTCTTGGTAATGAGATTATGCAATACACCCAACTTCTTGAATGGATTTCCAATAAGATTGGTGAATTGTCAGGTATATCAAGACAGAGAGAAGGTCAGATTAGTAACAGGGAGACAGTAGGAGGTGTAGAAAGAGCTACCTTGCAGAGCTCTCATATTACTGAATGGCTCTTCTTTACCCACGACAGTGTGAAGAAAAGGACCCTTGAGTGTTTCCTTGAAACTGCAAAAATAGCATTCAGGGGAAGGAAAAAGAAGTTTGACTATATTATGTCAGACGGTAGTAAGCAGCTAGTAGAAATAGATGGTGATGAATTTGCAGAATGTGACTATGGCCTTGTAGTAGACAATAGCAATGGAGTACAAGAGCTTAACCAGAAACTTGATATGCTTGCTCAGGCAGCTCTTCAGAACCAATTGCTTGACTTCTCTACCATCATGAAGCTCTATACTACCACATCAGCAGCAGAGAAGCAGAGGATGGTTGAAGCTAATGAGCAAAGAGTCAGGGAGCAGCAGCAACAGCAGCAACAGCAACAGATGCAGATGCAGCAGCAACAGATGGAAATCAATGCACAGATGGAACAGCAGAAGCAGCAGCTTGATTATCAGATGCATCAGGAAGACAATGAGACAAAGATACTTGTTGCAGAAATCAATGGACAGGCTGAAAGTCAGCGGTTTGCAATGATGAATCATGATAATGATGAAGCCAATACTCTTGAAAGAGAGAAAATATCTGAGAATGCCCGTCAGTTTGATGCAAAACTTGCTCTTGACAGAGAGAAGCATAAAGATGATGTCAAAGTGAAGGAAAAGCAGATAGCTGCCAGCAATAAGAAAAAAAGTTCCTGATGATGTAGCTATTATAAATGTCTAATATAAATATATAATGATATGAGTACAGAGAAAGAAAAGTATATTGGTGAATCTCCTATATTAGGAGTACCAGAGAAGGCTTTAAGATTAAAGCTTCGTAATGAAAGTGTTACTATGGAGAAATTATCTCCAGAGGTAAAGAGTGTTATTGATAGCGGGGGTAAAGGAGTTGTCAATGTTACTCGTGCAGATCTTATAGACCTTAGGGAAAACGAGGAGTTAGTTCCAAGTAGGTTTTATAGGATTACTGACTATATGGCACATAATACTTATAATGCTACAAAATATGCAGGTCATCAATTTGATGTTATGGTGATGGCTTTGGATGCCTCCTCTCTGTCTCAAACAGCTTATGCTCGACCTCATGAAGGAGATACATATTTCAGTAACTGTGACCTTAATGCCTGGCAACTTCACTACAGCTTAGGAGATGGAGAGATTACCTGGATGAGAGATGAGCATAATAATGAATGCAATTATGACTTTAAGAATAGGTTATGGAAGAGATATCAGGTTATTAATGATCTCAGAAGTGCATTCAGTGGTAATTACTTAGTCTCAGCCACTGGACAGGCTCCTGAAGGAATGGAATACAATAGCAATAATTATGCTTACTGTTATACATTCTCATCATCTGCAGAAGTAGCCAATCCTACAGACTTATCTATAGATAATTCTTCCAATATTTCTTATAATGTTATTGACGGAATAGACAATGTCTTCTTTGGAATTAGCTGTGGTGGAAATAGGTTGGTATGCTCAGAAGGAAATACTTTTATAGGTGATACTTGCCTGTGGAATTATATTGACAATAGTAACAATAACATTTGTGGTTATGATTTCTGCAATAATCTAATGTGTTGGTCAGATAACAACTCTTTTGGAGACATTTGTACTAACAATGTTATTTTTTCGCTGAAAAAGAGTATGTTTAATAATTGTACTAATAACAGCTTCAACAATAATTCCTATATCAAAGTAAATTTATCTAATTCAGATTGTAGTGTTATAGATAACTCTTTTAGTCCAGGATGTGAACATTTAACTTTTGAACATGGTTGTACTGCATCCATTTTCTGTTCTTACTCACGTTATACAAAATTTACAAACAGTGTTGCAGGAGCATTTATCGAGCCTTATTTCGGAGGAAGCCAAGGACATATTATAACTACTCCTATGGCTGCTGATTACATAGGCATGAAAGCTAATGGTGTTACACCTGGTGGAGGAAGAATTATGGATTTATTTGAAGAATAATATCATAGTTATAGATTTTTAAAGTGATGTGTTGGCCCCCTAACTTGTTGAAGGTTAGGGGGTTATTCTATTTTTCGGCATTGTTAGATAAGGTCTTTTAATCTGGGTATCTTTGCAGTGTTCTTGCAAGGATATGTGACTGTGGCACTGTCACAGTTTACAAAACAAATTTTATGTTTAACGATTAAAAGACAAAAAGAAAATGGCACAGAATGAAGGTGTTTATGTTTTCCCAGATGCTGCTGCAAAAGCTTCTGGTATTGACCCTGGTTTGCTTGCTCTTCTGAACAATGGTGGAGGTTTTGGCAATAACAACTGGGTATGGTTGATGTTCCTCTGGATGATGTGGGGCTATGGTGGCAATGGCTGGGGCAATGGATTTGGTGGCAATAATGGCACAGGCTTCCTTGCCAACCAGCTGAATAATGATGCTGGCAGAGACCTTTTGCTTCAGGCAATCAATGGCAGGGCAGATGCCCTTGGTCAGCTTGCTCAGATTACCAACAGCTCTGTAGAGGCAGTTAAGAACAATCTCTTTGCTATTCAGTCTGCTATCCAGACTGTAGGTTCTCAGATTGGCATGAGTGGACTTGAGGTTCAGAATGCTATCATGTCAGGCAATGCAGCTATCAGCTCTCAGCTTGCTCAGTGCTGCTGTGAGAACAGGCTTGCCATCTGCAATCAGACCAATGCCCTGCAGAGTCAGGCAGCAGCCAATCACAGTGCAGCCACCCTTCAGGCAGCTCAGAATCAGGCAGCTACCCAGCTTCAGATGGCTCAGATAGAGAGTGCAGACCAGCTTGCCGTTTGTCAGCAAACCAATGCTCTGAGTGGCCAGGCAGAGAAGAATACCAATGCTATCTTGAATGCTATTGGTGCTCAGACCACTGCCATGACTAAAGAGTTTTGTGATTTGAAGGAGCGTGAACTCCAGAATAAGATTGACACTCAGGGAGATATTATCACTCAGCTGAGGAATCAGATTAGTAATGACCATCAGACTCTGCAGTTCAATGCAGCCTTCCATGCTCTTGATGACAAGATTGACAACATTGCATCTAAGCAGCCAAACACTGTTCCTGTAGTATGGCCTAATCTTCAGGCTTACAATGCTACCCCTAACATAGGTTTCAATCCTTGGGGCTATGCAGCAGGAGGTCAGAGCTACTGGGGTTAAAAGAAGGGAGGATGGACCATGGCAAAGTTTCCATACCAGTATGCCAATATCAATGGTTTGCCTTGCATTAAGACTCAGACAGTAGTTGTCTCTACTACATCTGTTACCTTTAAGTTTGCTCCAGACTTTGATGGAAGGCCATTCAGGGGTTTGATTCTTGTGTATATCTCTGAGGCTATTCCTGATGGTACTACTACCACACTTCCCATACAGTTCTCCATGGCAGGTACTACCAGCAATCTGACTGTAGCAGGAGGAGATAATGTGACAGTGGCAGACCTTCCAGGGACAGGCATCTATCTGGTGTATTTTGACAGGTGGGCAGACACATTACAGTTGATAGGTAATATCTGATTGTGACACTGTCACAATTTACATAACGTTTTAATTATTTACTATGTTTTCAAATTTAAGCAAGGGCAGTATTCTGCATGGTGTAGACAGGAGAGATGGCAACATGAAGTGGTTCACTGGTTCTGTGGAAAGGGTCACACCTTCCCTTAACAACCAGTATCAGAATCCCTTTGGCCAGGTTCCTGTGATGAATGTTGATATTATAGCCATTGTTGATGGTGTTCAGAAAGAGTACAAGAGTATTCATGCCAATGACACCATAGCAGACTTTGGCAAGGATTCTATTATTCTCTCAGACAACAAGGACTACTTGTATAACTATGTGAAATTCCTTCTGAAGACCAGTGAGGATGTTGTGGATGAAAATAACATCCAGTACCACAAAAGGCTTATTCCTCAGTATAAGAGTGTGCTCAGGGATATGAGGCCAGATGTGAGCAATGCCTCAGAGGTGAAGGAACTCAAAGAGCAGGTAGGCAATCTTCAGGCACAGCTTGCAGAAGCACTGACTTTGCTTAAAGGAGGGAAGCCTGTGGGAGAAACCACAGCCCCTTTGGAAACTCTAAATTAAAGAAAGGAAAGATTATGTTTATTATGTATAAGATGACTCCTGAGAAGAAGGAGAAGTGGACAAAGAAGCTTGACAAGATGATGGAATTCATTGAAGAATTCAGAGATTGTCTTGAAGACAGCGAGGACTATGAAGGTGAAGAATGGGATGAAGAGCCTAAGTATCGCAGTAATAGAGGCATGTCATCTATGAGAAGCCGTTATAGCCGTAGAGGCGGAATGTGATTAATCAGGGGTTGCTGGTTCTCAGGGATTGGTAACCCCTTTAAAACAAAGAAGACTATGTATCATAAGGATATGGGAAGCTATGACGAGATTCCTGAGGGAATGAAAGTCTATCTGAATAACTATGGATGCCACTTCAACAAGAAGCTCTGTATGGAAGCAGTCAGTAGGATGTATACTATGGAAGATGGTAGAAAGAAACCTATCCTTCCATATACCAAAGAGCAAGTAGATAGAATGCTGGAATCTTATGGTATACAGCTGAAGAGGGGCAAGCTATATGATTGTGTGTATGTAGCCAACATGTGCAAGGCAGACTTCTATGGAAAATCTGTTCCTGATGAAAGACATTTAGCTTTATATATTAAGGATTTACTAGATGATCCTGATGCAGAAGAAGGGTTTGTCTTTAATAGGTTCTATGCAGATACCATGTTCATGAATGAGCCTATTGAGTGGGAAGATGTTATTTAGTCCTAGGAGGAAGCCTTGGGCACTGAGGCCATGATTAGACAAGAGTTTCATGTCAGGCAGTATTGGAAGGTTGTGGTTTACTATGATGTGGACCACAACCTTATTGACTATATTATCAGGGAGATGATTCAAAATGGGTTCTCAAAGGAGCCTTTAGAAGAGATGAAAGAAACGATGATGTATAGTGATACCAAAGCTGCTACCTGCAGTAATATAGAAGAGCATATCAGCTTTGTATTGTTCAATAAGCATTCTGATACCATTGACTATATTAACTCTATTGTACATGAAGCAGAGCATGTAAAGCAAGGGATGCTAGAAGCTTATCATGTAGAGGATGAAGGAGAGGCACCTGCCTATACTATAGGATATTTGGTAGGTAGAATGTGGGAAGTTGCTAAGGACTTTATTTAACTGCTTGTCTGGCATCATGATAAGATGTACTTTTGCAAGAGATTGTAGAAGTTTTTATGGATAACATTAGATTTAATAAATGCCAGACTCCATTGGAAGAACTGGAGTTAAGGAAATATCCAGCGGAAGTGCGTGAACAATTCTGGGATTACATTAATAATGTACCTTTTATTAGATGGATGGTTAGTCCTGACAGACCATTAGTGTCAGAATTGCCAAGAGATGAATATGGGAGAGCTATTATAGATGTTACTAAGCCTCCTATACTAGAAGGAACAGATTATTTTAGAAGAACGGCTTTAACCTGGCAAGAGACTGGAAGATATACTCATCTTAAACCTAATGCCAATCCACAGAGTGAGTTTGGTAGATGGCTTAGAGATGAAAGAAAGAGGAGTTGGGAAGGCTATCTTAACCCTGATACAGGCATGTGGGTTACAGGTGACTACTACTGGATGCTGAATTATTGTCCTATGCACTTGGTTGTTAAGAGAGATGATGGTCTGGAAATGCGTACTACAGCACATCCAAAATTCTGGGATGGGCAGTTTCTCTCTTCTCATTACATTTTACAAGCAAGGCAGAATAAACACCATGCTGCTTATCTGGCCAGCCGTGGTAAAGGCAAGACGACACTCGGTGGTGCTATGCTTTCCAAACGTTTTATTCTAGGAGAATTTGAGAATAATAGAAAAGAAATACAATGTCTTGTAACAGCAGCAGATAAGACCAAACTAATAGGAGTCAACCAAATCCTTTCAGTATTTATTGAGGATATAGACTTTTGTGCAAAAAATACACAGTTTGCCTCACACAGGTTAAAAAGCAGTGTACAGGAACTTACATGGCAGATGGGCTATAAGAAGTCAGGAAGTGATGTAGCATACGGTAGTAAGAATTCTGTTCAAGGTATTATCTCTGGTGTTAATCAGGATAAGCTTAATGGTTCTCGTGGAGTGCTTTATATCATTGAGGAGGCAGGTATCTTCAAGGATCTTAATGACTTGTATGGGCTTATCAGACCTTCAGTAGAACAAGGCTCTTCAGTATTTGGGGAAGTAGTACTCTATGGTACAGCTGGTAATGAGCAAAGTGACTTCACAGCCTTTGCAGAGATGTTCTATTCTCCAAGTGGCTATAACCTTAATGAATTGGAAAATGTCTTTGACAAGGAAGGGCAGGGAAGAAAGCAAAGCTGCTTTTTCTATCCTGTCTATATGAACTATGATGACAGCTGTATAGACAAAGATGGTAATAGCAATATTACGAAGGCCCTGTTAATGGTATGCAATGACAGGTATAAGGTAAAATATGGTTCCAGTGATATCAATGCTATTACCAAACGTATCTCACAGTATCCTATTACTCCACAGGAAGCTATTATCAGGAGTCAGGGAAACATGTTTCCTGTCACAGAGCTTAACAACAGGCTGAATCAGATAGACAATAATCCAAATGAATATGATGATGTCTATGTTGGAGAATTAGTAGTGGTTTCTAATACTACAGGAAAATCCTCAGATACTGCTGTTGAAGGTAAATATGTAAGCAATGGAGTAGAATTCCAGCCTACAGGAGCAGTGCCTATTAGAGACTTTCCTACTAAAGACAATAAAGTTGAAGGAGCTTTGGAAATATATGAGCTTCCACAAAAGAACAGTGATGGAAAAGTTCCTTATGATAGATATGGGGCATCTTGCTTAAGAGAAGGGGAAAAAGTTAATACATTGGATGGATTAAAATCCATAGAGGACATTACTTTAGAAGATAGTCTTATAAATATTGATGGAAAATCTGTGAGCATTATCAAAAAAATGTGTCGACCTTATGCTGATTATACATACACCTTAAAACTTGCAGGCATATATGATACTACAACATTTACATGGAATCATCCAATTTATTGTAGTACCCCTGAAAGACATTATAGACATTCAACAACCTGCAAGAAGACAGGTCTTCCAGAAAGATACTTTACTTATGATTTTAGTTTTAAGAAGGCAAAGGATGTTTGTCTTGGAGATGTTGTGAAGAGCCCCAACCTGTATTTGAAGGAATTAACAGAGGATGAATTATTAACCAAATGGACAGATAATTCTCGTGTAGACAGAAAGATTCCTAACCCCTTATTGAAAGAAGATTTTTGGTGGCTTATGGGATTGATTATAGGAGATGGTTGGTGTAATGCAAATAAAAACACTATACATATATGCTTTAATTCCAGGGAAATAGATTATATTAGTAAAGCTGAAAACATTGTAAACACTGTATTTTGCAGAAAATTTACTAACTGTAAAGATAATGGTTCCTGTGTTGAAAAAGCTTTTTCATGCACTGCCCTTAATGCCTTCGTATCAAAGGAAATAGGAAAAGGTGCAGAAAATAAGCAGCTTTCAGAATGGATTAAGTATATTCCCCACCGTTTGAAAAAACAGCTGATACTTGGATATTTGGCTTCAGATGGGTGTGTGTCTAAGGCAGGAGCAGAATTTGTCAGTGTTAGTAAAAAACTTCTTTGTGATTTTCAGGACATTTTCTTTTCTTTAGGTATTATATCTAATGTTACAAAACTTAGGAACAATAAAGTACATACATTATCAGGAAGAGAATGTAATGTCTTGGAAGCCTATCATTTAAGAGTGGGAAATACATACTTAAAAAAGATTATCAGTTGGAATCCTAATGATATAAAGTTAAAGAAAGCTTTCCTGACATTAAATGATTCTCATAGAAGACAAGACATTTTTTTCTCAGAAGATTATAAGTATATCTATTTCAGAATAAAGAATATTACAAAAGAGTTTTATCAGGGTAATGTTTATAACTTTGAGTGTGATACTCATACATACATGTGTAATTATGTGCCTACACACAATTGTGACCCATACGATGATGATGGTTCTGGAACTATGTCTTTAGGTTCTATCTTTATAATAGATTTCTGGAAGGATATGATTGTTGCAGAATATACAGGAAGAAAGCCATTTGCAGATTCTTTCTATGAGCAGATAAGACTATTGTGTCTGTACTATAATTGTAAGTGTATGTATGAGAACAATCTTAAAGGAGTATTTAGTTACTTCAGTACCAGAAACTGTACTCACTTACTTGCAGATACTCCAGATTATCTAAGGGATAAACAGCTTATCAAGACCATAGGAGTAGGTAATAAGTCTAAGGGAATCAGAGCCACTTCCCCTATTATCAACTATGGTTTCAGACTTATCAGAGACTGGTTATTAAAGCCCTCTCCTAAACTAGAGAAAGATGCAGAAGGTAATGAGATAGAAATAAGTGTTCCTAATCTATATAATCTCAGATGCAGGGCTTTAATAAAAGAGCTTATTCAATGGAATCCCTACAATAACTATGATAGAGTCATGGCTTTAGTACAGCTAATGTTGTACAGGGAAGAGAAGATGATTCTATATCAAGGG